TTGGAAATGATGGGCCGCGGTAGCGCCCCGTCGGTGGGCCGGATCGAGGCCCTGTCCGTGCCCGCCGTCCAGCGCGGCCGGAACATGATCTGCTCGATCAGCACCCTGCCTCTCGTCCAGCACGGGCCGGACCGGCAGATGGTCCCGAACCCGCTGCTCGACCAGTTCGACCCGGACGTCCCGAACGTCGTCCACCTGTCGCAGACACTCGAGGATCTGATCTTCGATGCGGTTTCGTGGTGGCGGATCACCGGGTTCGGGTTCGACGGCTACCCGACCCGCGTCCGGCATCTCGACGTGGGCTCGGTGTCGCTGCAACCGCCGTCCGGCCGCACGCCGGCGCCGCTGCCGTCCGGGCTCGACCCGCGCGGCGCGGTCGTCTACGTCGACGGCGACCCGGTCCCGGCGTCGGAGATGATCCGGTTCGACTCGCCGAACCCGGCGGTGTTGAAGGTCGGCGGCCGGGCGATCCGCCGGGCGCTCCTGCTCGACGCCGCCGCCGCGATGTACGCCGACGACCCCCGCCCGGCGGACTACTTCACCCCGACCGAGAACCACGACCCGGCCAACGATGACGACATCGAGGAGCTGCTCGGCAAGTGGAAGGCCGCCCGGAAGGCACGCTCTACCGGGTACGTGCCGGTCTCGTTGAAGTACAACACCGTGGACACGCCGAGCCCTGCCGACCTTCAACTCGTCGAGCTGCAAAAGCAGGTCAGCTTGGATCTGGCGAACGCGTTCGGTGTCGACCCGGAAGACCTCGGGATCTCGACGACGAGCCGGACCTACGCCAACGCGGTGGACCGCCGCCGGGACCGCATCAACGACGTGCTCTCGCCGTACATGCGCGCCATCACTGACCGGCTGTCGATGGGCGACGTGACCAAGCGCGGTTACCGGGTGGTGTTCGACCTGGACGACTACATGAAGTCCAACCCGACGGAGCGGTGGGCCACGTACAAGACGGCGAAGGACATGGGCGTGATGACGGTGGAAGAGATCCGCGCTGAGGAGAACATGCCGCCGCTCCCGCCCGGCGCCGAGGTGAGCCCTAACGGCTCACCTGTTAACCAGTTAACACCTGAGCCAACTTCGGAAGGTGCCGAAGTTGACGCGTCCACCCGCGCGGGTGTGACGTTCGACGACCCGGGCGGAATGCAGTTCGCCGACCTTCCGCTCGCCTCGTTCGCCGTCGACACCGAGACGCGGACGATCACCGGGACGGCGCTGCCGTACGGCAAGGTGGGTTCCAAGTTCGGACTCAAGTTCCGGTTCGAGAAGGGCGCGCTCCAGTTCGCCGACCCGGGCCGCGTCAAGCTGCTGCGCGACCACGACCCGAAGCAGGCGATCGGCCGGGCGGTGAAGCTCACCGAGACGTCCGCCGGGTTCGTGGCGAAGTTCTCCGTAGCCCGCGGCGACGAGGGCGACCGGGCCCTAGCCCTGGCCGAAGACGGCGTACTCGACGGGCTGTCCGTCGGTGTCGACTTCGACGTGACCGCGGACACGGTGCCCGACCCGAGGAACAAGGGCGTGACGCTGATCCGCCGCGCTGACCTTCGTGAGGTGTCGCTGACCGCGATGCCCAGTTTTTCCGACGCCCGCGTGACCAAGGTGGCCGCGAGCTTGACCCAAGGAGACCCAGTGACCGACACGACCGAGCCGACCCCGGCTCCCGCCGCACCGGCCGTCGCGCCGGCCGCGGTCGACTTCAACGCCGCGTTCGCCGCGTTCCTCGCCTCGCAGGCACAGCCGGTCGCGCCCGTCGCGCCCGTCGCGCCCGTGGAGCCGGAGACCCGGCAGACAGTCAACCCGGTGCGGCTGACCGCGTCGGTGACCGAACCGGCGCCGTACCGGTTCGACCGGGGCGGCAACTTCCTCCCCACCGAGCACGTCTTCTCCGCCGACCTGCACGCGATGGCCAGGGCCAACGACCAGGAGGGCACCGAGACGGAGGCCGGCAAGCGGGTCATGGGTCTGCTCGCCGCGACCTTCGCCGCCACCACGACCGGCAACGTGACCGACCTGAACCCGACCATCCAGCGGCCGGACATGTACGTCGACCAGAAGGACTACCGCACCCCGCTGTGGGACTTCATCAACAAGGGCACCCCGCCGAACGGCGTCAACCCGTTCCGGTTCCCGAAGTTCAGCTCCGCTGGCACGCTGGTGGGCGACCACACCGAGGGTGTCGAGCCGGCCTCGGGCAACTTCGTTGCCACCGGCCAGACGGTCACCCCGACCGCGCTGAGCGGCAAGGCCAGCCTCCCCCGCGAGGTGTGGGACATGGGCGGCAACCCGGCCGTGTCCACGCTCGTCTTCAACCAGATGGTGCGCGGCTACCGGGAGGGTCTGGAGTCCGCGACCGCGACGTTCCTCAACACCCTGACCGCAGCGACTGACATCACGCTCGGCGTGGCCCCGACCGATCTGGCCCTGGCTGCCGCGTGGGATGCCGCGCTCGCGGATCTCCAGTTCATCCGGGGCTACGACTTCTCGGCGTTCGCCGTCGAGAAGGAGCTGTACAAGGCGTTCGTGGACGCACGCGGCACGGACAACCGGCCGCTGTACCCGATCATCAACCCGATGAACGCGAACGGGACCGCCGCGTCGCGGTTCCGCACGCTCGACCTGTCCGGCGTGACCGGTGTCCCCTCGTGGGCGCTGCCATCCACGCCGGCCGCTCTGAACAACTCGTGGCTGTTCGACACGTCCACCGTTCACGGCTGGGCTTCGGCTCCGCAGCGGTTGGAGTTCCCGGGTACGGCGGCGGCCGGCGGCGGCTCGTACGCGCCGGTGGCGATGATCGATCTGGCCATCTGGGGCTACAAGGCGTTCGCCAACAGCGACATCGGGGGCGTCCGTCAGGTCACCTACGACACCACCGCCTGATCCACCTGGCAACCGCTACCACCTGAGAGGAGGTGACCGTCATGGCGGTGTCTGGCATGTCAGACACGAGCGTCCTGCTGCCGATCGGCGGCATGTGGACGATCCGCGTGTGCATCACAGACGCGGACGGGGACGCAGTCGACGCTGTACCCGTCGTGACGGTCACCCTCCCGGCCGGCTCGACCGCCACACCGACGGTGGAGACCATCACCACCGGCGAGTACCGGGCCGAATACATCGTCGGTACGGCCGGCCGGTACGTGGCCCGCGTCGTGGCGACCGGGTACGGGGCGGCTGACTTCGCCGCCTACGCCACCGCGACCACCGCCGGGACGGGGATGCCCGACGTGGACGACGTAGCGGCCTACCTCCGCGAGAGCGCAGCGTCCTGGGCAACCGAGGACCTGCAAGACGCGCTCGACGCTGAGGCAGCCGCACAGCGGGCCGTGTGCCGTGTCGGTGCCGTCTACCCGGCCGACCTACGGCAGGCACTGCTACGGCGCACACAGCGGAACCTGGCCATGCGCCAGCTACCGCTTGCCGTGCCGCAGGGCGACGCGGAGATGGGCGCCCCGGTGCTACCCGGCCGGGACCCGGAAGTCCGCCGGTACGAGGCACCTCATCGGAAGCTGGTAGTCGGATGAGCCTCACTGGAGACCGGGCCGAGATCGCCGCCGCGCTGTCCACCGTGGACGGCGTCAACGGCTACGAATACCGCCCGACGGTTCCACGCCCGGGGGACGCCTGGCCGACCCTGCCGACGCTCGACCTGGAAGAGGGGCTCGTCTGGCGGGCCACCTGGACGGTGAACGTCTTCCTGCCGCAGGAGGAGCGGGCCGCGTCCGTGTGGATCGACGCGCATTTCCTCGCCATCGTCACCGCGCTGCGGGTGCCCGGGTTCGCGGACAAGGCCGAACCGGCGCTGATGCCCGCCGCCGGTGGCGACCAGTACGTCTTGGAAATCACCATGAGGAGCGAGTAGCCATGGCCTTCGTCCACGGGAAGAACACCGTGATCACGCTGGACGGGGACGACCTGTCAGCGTTCACCAACACGTCGGAGCTGACCCGCGGCGCCGACTCGCACGACGTGACGTGCTACGGCAAGAATGATCACGTCTTCTCCGGTGGGCTCGGCAAGGGTTCCGCGTCGATGGGTGGTGTGTACGACAACACCGCCACCGGGCCGCGGGCCGTCATTGAGCCGCTGGTCGGCACGCTGGTGACGCTGATCCGCAAGCCGGACGGCACCGGAGCCGGCAAGCCGCAGGACTCCGTGTCCGTGCTCGTCGAGGAGTACGTCGAGACCAGCCCGGTGGCGGACATGGTGAGCTGGAGCGTGAAGCTGCTGATGTCGGACGCCGTCACCTCCACCACGCAGGGGGCATGACGTGGCCGTACTCACGAGACAGCAGATCCTGGCCCGTAAGACCGGCCGCGACGTGGTCACGTTCTCCGACGGCAGTCAGGTGCACGTTCGGGGGCTGACCCGGGACGAGGCGCTCGGCACCCAGGAGTTCGAGACGGCCGGTGAACGGGACAACTACATCATCGCCACTGGCATGACGCGGCCGAAGCTGTCGATCGAGGATGTGGCCGCGTGGGCTGCGAGCGACAACGCCGGTGACCTGGTCCGCGTGAGTGAGGGAATCGCGGCGATCTCGGGGATGCTTCCCGGCTCGGCCAAGGAGGCGGTGAAGGAGTTCGAGGCAAACCCGGGCGCCGAGTTTCGAGCACTTCCTAGCGCAGAAGCTGGGGATGACGGTGGCCCGGCTACGGGTGGAGATGTCGTCCGCTGAGTTCCTGCGCTGGCAGATGTACTACGCGCGGAAGGCGCAGCGCGAAGAGTTGGAGATGTTGAAGGCGAAGGGGTGAGCGGGATGGCGGATCCGATCCGGATTGACGGACTGGCCGAGTTCACCCGCAACCTGAAGAAGCTCGACAACGACCTTCCGAAGGTGCTGCGGGTCGCGTTCAACGAGGCCGCTGACGTCGTCGCCGCGTACGCCCGTTCGCGGGTACCGAAGCGGTCCGGCGTCGCTCAGCGGTCCGTCGTGACCCGGTCGACCCGTACCGCCGCCCGTGTGCAGGGTGGTAGCAAGCGCGTCCCGTACTACCCGTGGTTGGACTTCGGCGGGAAGGTGGGCCGGCGGCGCAGTGTCGACCGGCCGTTCATGGTGGAAGGCCGCTACATCTACAAGGGCTACTACGCCAAGCGCAAGGAGTTCGGCGAAGCGCTCGAGCGGGCCCTGATCAAGACGGCCGCGTCCGCCGGGATCGTGGTCGACTGATGGCCGGCAAGCCGCAAGTCACCCTCACCATCGCCGGTGACTCGACGAAGGTTGAGCAGGCGTTCGCCCGGACCGGCGCCGCCGCCCGAACCATGGGCGACGAGGTGTCGACCAGCGCGGGCAGCTTCGACCGGGTTGGTGAAGCAGCCGACACAGTGGACACCCGCGCGATGGGTTTCCGCGACACGTTGACCGGTGTCGAGGACGGTTTCAAGGGAATCAAGATGGCGACCAGCGAGGGGCTCGGGTTCGAGTCGCTGCTGTTGCTGGGTATGGGTGTAGGTGACCTGGCGTCCGGCATGTTCAATTTCCTCGTCCCGTCGTTGAAGTCGTCCGTGGCGTGGCTGGCTCAGACGAAAGTCGGCACCCTCGCCACTGCCGCCGCTCAGCACGTCGCGGCCGGAGCTGCGCGGGTGTGGACCGGTGTGCAGTGGCTGCTGAACACGGCGATGCTCGCGAACCCGATCATCCTCATCATCGCCGCCATCATCGCGCTGGTCGTCATCATCGTGCTGATCGCCACGAAAACCGACTGGTTCCAGCGGCTGTGGAAAGCCATCTGGTCCAAGATCGGTGACCCGGTCAAAGCCGCGTGGGACTGGGTCAAGAAGACGACGTCAAAGCTGTTCGACTGGTTCAAGGGCATCCCCGGGATGTTGAAGAAGGCGTTCTCGGGCCTGGTCGACATCATCACCTGGCCGTACCGGACGGCGTTCAACTTGATTGCGAAGGCGTGGAACAACACGATCGGCAAGCTGTCGTGGACGATCCCCGGGTGGGTGCCGATCGTCGGCGGGAACACCGTCTCCGCACCGAAGCTGCCGACGTTCCACCAGGGCGGGACGGTGCCGGGCGCCCCGGGTCAGGAGGTTGTAGCGCGGTTGCAGGCCGGTGAGCGGGTCACCCCCGCCGGTCGCGACGGTGGCGTAACGGTGCTGGAGGTGCGGTCCGGTGGTGCGAAGCTCGACGACCTGTTGGTGGAGGTTCTGTCTCGCGCTATTCGTGTGCGCGGCGGCAACGTTCAGCTCATCCTGGGGACCGGTCGTGGCTAAGCAGGAAACCACCGTCGAGCTGTACCACTCCGACGACTGGCAGGACGTCACCAGCGGCGTCTACGTCCGCGACCCGATCAGCATCACCCGCGGCCGGGGCGACGAGACGCAGCACGTTGTGCCCGGGACAGCGTCGCTGACGTTCGACAACCGGGACGGCACCTACAACCCGAGCAACCCCATGTCGCCGCTGTACGGACTCGTCGGCCGGAACACACCGATCCGGATCTCCGTCGCCGGTGACGTCCGGTTCTCCGGCGAGGCGGCGTCGTGGAAGCCGGGCCGCGCGGTGAAGGGCGACGCGTGGACCGAGGTGGAAGCGGCTGGGGTGCTGCGCCGGCTCGGGCAGGGCGACGACGTCCTGGATAGCGCGCTCACCCGCGCGTACCAGCGGCAGTCCAACCTGATCGCCTGGTGGCCGATGGAGGAGCCGTCCGGCGCGGTGCAGGCCGCATCCGGCATCGCCGGTGGCCCGCCGATGATCCCGTCGGCCACGTCGTGGAACAAGTACGTCCCGATCACCACCCCGACCGGCGCGGTGACGTTCGGGGTGGAAGGCGCCGGTGGCGCGTCGTCTCTGGTGAGCCTGGCCGGTGGCGGGTTCCTGTCCGCACCGATACCCGCGTCGTCCGCGACGAGCTGGCGCTTCGAGATATCCGCCCGGCTGGACGTGGGGACGTACACCGGGCTACAGGAGCCGATCCCGATCACCTGGTTTGGTGGGGAGACCCCGGCCGGCCGGGCCTACGAGTTTGACATTTTCTTCTCCGACACGGGTGCCACGTTCGCCGGTGGTGACCCCGACGCGGCGCCGGGTGTCCTGATCTCGTCGAGCGTCAACCCGTACGACGGGCAGCTACATCACTACGCGGTGGAGGGCACCCAGAACGGGGCGGACACCGACTTCGTCCTCTACATCGACGGCGTCGAGGCCGCCGCCGGAACCTGGTCGACGATCACCCTGCCGAAGCTGAACCAGGTCCTCATCAACTACTACACCGACAGCGGCGACGAGATGCCGCAGGTGGGTCACGTCGCCGCGTTCGCCCCGTCCGTCGGCTTGTCGCTCGACGCCACGTCTGCCGCGGCCAGGGCCCACGTCGGTGAGCTGGCCGGGCGCCGATTCCAGCGGCTATGCGCTGAGGAAGACATCGGGTCGCTGGTCGTCGGTGACCCCGACGACACGCAGCCGATGGGCGCCCAACGGGTGGTGACGTTCACCGACCTGATGGGTGAGATCGAACGCACCGACGACGCGATCGTGTTCGAGGAACGCGGCGCGCTCGGGCTGGCGCTGCGCACCGGGGCCAGCCGGTACGGGCAGACTCCGGCGCTGGAACTCGACTACGCGGCGGCGCAGGTGGCCCCGCCGCTGGACCCGGTCATCGACGACCAGGGCACCCGCAACGACGTCACCGCCACATCGACGACGACCAAGGCAACGGCGCGGGCCGTGCTCGAGGTGGGCCGCATGTCGGTGCTGGCGCCACCCGACGGTGTGGGCCGGTACAAGACGCAACTCGACGTCAACCCGGCCGTGGACGCCGACCTGCCCAACCATGCCGGCTGGGCCGTGCACAAGGGCACCGTCGATGAGGTCCGTTTCTCCCGGGTGACTGTGGACCTGGACGCCAACCCGGGGCTGGTCGCCGCCACGTCGGCGGTCGACGTGGGCGACCTGATCACCATCGCGAACCTGCCGGCGGACATCATGCCCGACCTGGCGTCGCTGGTCGTGCAGGGCTACACCGAGACGATCGGCTCGCATCGGCGGGTCATCACCTTCAACTGCACTCCAGCCAGCCCGTACACCGTCGCGGAAGCGGACGGGGACCAGCGGGTCCCGGCCGACGGGTCGACGCTGGCCTCGCCGCTGGGCGAGTTCGGCGGCGCGGTGGTGGTGGATGCGTTCGGCCGGACTGCTGGGTCTTCGTGGGGCTCGGCCGACCTGGGCGGGGCGTGGACCAACTCGGGCGGAATCGCGGGCGACTTCTCGGTCAGCGGCGGCACCGGCCGGCATTCGCACTCCGCGGTGCTGGCGTCCCGCCGCAGCGTCGGAGCGACCAACTACACCGCGGTCGACGTGTACGTCGCGGTGGTGGCGCCGGTCGCGACCGGCGACCCGATCCAGGCTCAGGTCTGTCTGCGGTGGACCGACAACGACAACACCTACTTGTGCGTGGCCGAGATGGCCCCGGACGGCTCCGTGTCGGCCGACGTCTCG